GATCAGGTCCAAAGGATGGCCTACGCCGCCACCACCGTCTTCGACCGTCCTGATTTAGCTGAGGCAATTGTCTTCAGCGCTTACACCGGAGTCCGGCAAGGCGAGCTTCTCAAGCTCAAATCAGAGGATGTCGACTTGGCCCACGGTCTGATCTGGATCGGCGGTAAGCCCAAGCGCGAGACCAAAGGTAAGAACGTCCGCTCTGTGTTCTTGCACGAGCAGGTTCAGCCCATCATTCAGAACCGATTGAGCCGGTCCTATCTCTTTAGAGATGACTGGAACAACAAAGACCAGCTTTATGGTCGCTTTAAAAAGGTTCGGGCTTACTGCGGTATCGCGGAGGATTATGTCTGGCATTCATTGCGTCATTCCTTCGGGACATGGCTCGGTGAGGTATGCCTCCCCAAACAGATCCAAGAGCTGATGGGGCACAAGAACATCGAGACCACGCTGCGTTACATCAAGCCCACAGACGATGCGCTTAGACAGGCCATATCGGCCATCTAGGCGCGACTAACGGTTCTTGATTTAGCCCGTTTTCTCCTCTGCTACTCTCAAAAACGGACTCAGCCAATCGCTGAGATCCCTTGGCGGATGTGGCGGAATTGGTAGACGCGCTAGTTTCAGGTTCTCGGGCTTGATGCGTGCATAAAGAACTTCAAGGGGGCTTCGGCCCTCTTTTTTATTGGCTTCACACGCTTTCACTCAGCCAACTGACTAATTCCACAATCTAATGGACATCAACACAGACGCTTTCGAGGTCTTGCAAGACCTTCTGTCCGGCAACTCGCATGAGATTCAGGAGCTCACGGCTGAACAGTTCTCTCTCTTTCTGGCCTACGGGTCGCTTGATCGCGATGTCGAACTCAATTGAGAAATACATACAGATGCGGATCGAGGAGATCCGACAAGAACTGATCAACCTCCAAATCCACTACCCGGACACTTATGCCCAAGCGCTCGTTAACTGGCATCGATCGACCCGCACCCATCAGAAAGAAAACCTCGATCGGTGATGGCCGTCGCAAGAGCGGCAGCTTCAAAAGAACCAAGAAATACAAGGGCCAAGGCAGATGACCCTGTTTCCCTATCCCCCTGAAATCATCGCGGCGATCTTCATCACGGGTTTTCTGATGCCTCTTATCGCCCTGTTTTTAGCAAATCTTCAATCCCACTAAACCACATACAAATGGCAAATCGCTACGTTTTTAACTCCACCCTCGAGGGCTTCATCAACGTCTATGAGGACTCTGGCAAGTTCAACAACCGGACTTTCGCCTACAAATTCGACGCCGAAACCTTGTCTCAAGCTGAGACGGATCGCGGAGAGCTTCTCAGGTGGGCCAAGTCCAAAACAACCGGACGAGTCCAAGAGGCCCTCAGCCCCTGGGATGACGAAGGACTCTGTAAGTACACCTACGGCGAAGGTGATGGGAGTCGCAAGGCCAAGCCTGAGCCGATCTTTGTTGACTCTGAAGGTGAGGTCGTAGAGCGCTCTGTTCTTAAAGACATTCGTCGCGGGTCAAAGGTTCGACTGATCGTTCAACAGAAGCCCTACTCGATGGGGGCAAACATCGGAACCAGCCTCCGTGTCCTTGGTGTTCAAATCATCGAGCTCGCCACCGGTAACGGTGCTGTGGACTCCGGTGACCTGAGCGTCACTGATGTTGCTGCTCTGTTTGGTAAGGCTGATGGCTACAAAGCCTCTGAGCCTGCTGTACGCAAAGCAGAAGAAACCGTGGGAGACGGTGACAGCTACGACTTCTAATGGCTGGCTTCCGATCTGGCCTGGAAGATCGGTTCTCTAAATACCTGGACAAACAGGGCTGCGCCTACCTCTTTGAGGCTGAGAAGTTCGCCTATGTGACCGAGAGCAGATACACCCCGGACTTCTTTTTGCAGTCAGGGATCATCATCGAGTGCAAAGGCTTCTTTAAGCCAAGCGATCGACGAAAGATGCTCGCGGTTAAACAGCAACACCCAGAACTAGATATCCGATTTGTATTTCAGCGCAATAACACTTTAAGCAAACAATCCAAAACAACCTACGGAGATTGGGCTGATAAGCACAGTTTCCCCTGGTGTATTTACCCCGACATCCCACCATCATGGCTCAAACCCTCACAAACGACCTGATCATCAAAATCGATCAGTTTGTTGTTGAACTCGAAGACAAAGGTATTCCTTTCCAGGAGATCCTCTCCGAGATCAAAGAGTACGTCGCCATCTGCGAAATGCTGGATGACTGATGAAAACGAATTCGTCAGACACGAACATTGCCCGGTATGCCCTTCATCAGATGCCTTTGCCATCTACTCAGATGGGAGTGGTTATTGCTTTAGTTGTGGGCACTCTACTCGTGGTAATGGGGACCCAATCCAAACAAATAAACCTGCTTTGTCCATCACGTACTCCGGCGACTTCTCCGGGATCAGGTCTCGGAAAATAACCGAAGAGACCTGCAAGAAGTTCAACGTAAGGGTCGATTCTGGCCCTGTCATTCGGTTTCCCTATTACAGCTCGGCTGGTCGTGTTGCTGCTTATAAAGAGCGGCCCATGACCAAGGAGTTTCACTGGGTAGGGAAGAACGAAGACAAACAACTCTTCGGTCAGCAACTCTTTGGCGGTGGCAAATGTATTGTCATCACTGAAGGAGAATTTGATGCGCTCGCCGTCTGGCAAGCACGTCCTAACTGGCCCGTCTGCTCCGTTCCAAACGGGGCACAAGGTGCAAAGAAAGCACTGTCATTACAGCTTGACTATCTCCTTAAGTTTAACGAGATCGTCCTCATGTTCGACAACGATGAGGCCGGTGTTACAGCTGCCGAAGAATGCGTTCAACTATTCCCAGCCAACAAGATCTTTCTAGCTACTTTGTCTCAGTACAAAGACGCTTGTGAAGCTCTCCAGGCCGGTGACACGGATGCCATCCGTCAAGCCGTATGGAATAAACGAACATATAGTCCTAAATCTATTATCGATGGCCGAACCCTTTTTGATCTCGTTAGTACCCCTCTTCACGGGCGTGACGCTGACTATCCTTATCCTGATCTCAATACTGTTACTGGTGGGCTGCGCCTCGGTGAACTCGTCACTATTACAGCCGGTTCAGGTACGGGTAAAAGCACGCTATGTGGAGAAATTGCGGTAAGCCTTATCAAGCAATCGCAGAACGTTGGCTACATAGCGTTGGAAGAGTCGGTTAAAAGAACCGGCCTCAGACTCATGACTGTGGAGGCAAACAAACCTTTGCATCTTAATAATGAAATACCTGAGGCAGATTTCCAACGAGCCTTCGACGCAACGCTTGGTTCTGGCAATGTCTATCTACGCGATGGCTTTGGTTCTGTTGACCCTGACCAGCTACTAAACGATGTCCGCTTCCTTGTGATGAATCACGGGGTCAAGTGGATCGTCTTGGATCACCTCTCGATCCTGTTATCAGGTAATGAGACGAACGATGAGCGCAAGCTGATTGACGTTGTAATGACCAAACTCCGCAGCTTCGTTGAGGAGACCGGGATCGGAATGATCCTGATCAGCCACCTACGCCGCAACCAGGGCGACAAGGGCCATGAGGACGGCGCTTCAGTGTCACTAGGCCAACTTAGGGGCTCGCACTCAATTGCGCAGCTCTCCGACCTTGTTTGCGCATTGCAACGCGACATCAGCAGTGGTGACAACCGAGCTGAACTGGTAGTGCTGAAGAACCGCTTCAACGGATGCACAGGCCCTGCCGGAAAACTCTCCTACGGAGCCGAAACAGGCCGCCTTACACAAGCCCTATTTGACGAATCCACCACTTCCACTCCCGCAAGTTATGACGACTTCTGACGTAGCCCACAGGGCCGTCCTGTTCTGCAAGCAGGGCTGCCCACCTTGTGATGCAACCAAAGACTTTGTGTTCGCGCTTAAGCCTCACTTGACTGAGAACCTCTCAATCATGCAGAAGGAAAATCACTCGGCACTTGTTGCAGCTTATGAGCTCAGCTTGTATCCGACTCTTCTGGTGATTGATAAGGAGGGCGTTGAGCTCGACAAGGTCATTGGTGGCAAGAACGTCCGAGAACAACTGCTCAACATCCTGAACACCATTAAAGC